TAGAAAACTTGGGATTAAAAAAGAAAATGTTATGCAGAAAAATCATTATGTTGATCTTGGAAAAAAACTAGGTTTTCCAGTAAACTATGCAAGATATGAAGATGAACATGGAGGAATTTTTACATCAGATAGTGAGTATTTAAGAATTATTAACCTAGCTAAACTTAGAAATATTACACCAGAACAACAATATGATTTACATGAACATAATCAAGACTTAGAAAGAAATAAGGTTCGAATTATTTCAAATGAAATAGAAAGATATAAAAAAGAATATGGTCTTATAGATTTTAACGACATGGTTTTAAATTTTATAAAGTCAGATAAATCTCCAAATTTTGATGTTGTATTTATTGATGAGGCACAAGATTTATCTTTAATGCAATGGGATATGGCAAGATCTATATGGAATAAAACAGAAGACTCTTTCATTGCAGGTGATGATGATCAAGCAATATTTAGATGGGCCGGTGCAGATGTAGATTCATTTATTGCACAAGAAGGTCAAATATTACCATTAACTCAATCATTTAGAATACCTGCAAAAGTTCATAGTCTAGCTATGGGTATTATAAATAAGATTAAAAAAAGAATTGATAAAAATTGGAATCCAAAAATACATGAAGGATCTTTAAGTCGTTATGATGAATTTGAACAAATAAATATGACATCTGGGGAATGGCTTATTTTAGCTAGAACAAGATACATGCTGAATGAATTAGAAGAGGTTTTGTATCGTAATGGTTTGTACTACAAAAATAGATTTAAAAAAACTAAAGAACAAAATTTACATTTGGCGGCTGTTGACTGGGAACATTTAAGACAGGGTCAACTATTAAGTTATGATCAACTTGTAAAAATATCTTCCTACATGACAATTGAAAAATTTGATAAACAAAAAATAAAAGGAATGGCTAAAGGATCTTTCTATGGAATAGACCAGCTTACAAAAGATTATGGTTTAAATACTAAAGATTCATGGTTCGAGGCATTTAACAATGCACCTGGAAGAGATATACATTATTTAAAAAAAATGAGAAAGAATGGTGAAAAACTTAATGAATCACCAAGAATTCAATTATCAACTATACATGGAGCTAAAGGTGGCGAATCAGAAAACGTTGTACTACTTACAGATCTAAGCGAGAATACAATGAAAGCTTATGAAAGAAATGCAGATGATGAAAATAGATTGTTCTATGTTGGCGCAACAAGGACCAAGGAGCATTTGCATATTATCTCACCAAAACAAGAATATAAAGGATATAAAATATGAGTGATGTATATGAAAAACAAGTTGGCGGCGATCACTATCAATCTATGGTCATACAGCCATCCGAATTTATAAATAAAAATAATTTACCGTTTGCTGAAGGCAATGCTATAAAATATTTATGCAGGCATAAACAAAAAGGACAGAAGAAAGATTTAGAAAAAGCAATTCATTATTGTCAAATGGCAATTGATAGAGATTATTCATGATGCAACAACCACTTTTCAGACCACAGACAGAATGGCTACCACCTGAAGAATTTCCTGACCTATCTAAACATGCTGAAATAGCAATTGACCTGGAGACGAAAGACCCTAATTTAAATATTAGAATGGGATCGGGTTCAGTAGTTGGTGTAGGAGAAGTTGTTGGAATATCTGTAGCTGTGAATGGATGGTCTGGCTATTATCCTATTGCCCACGAAGGCGGTGGGAACATGGATCGTAAAATGGTCTTGAAATGGTTTCAAGGAGTATTAAATACACCAGCCACAAAGATATTTCATAACACCATGTATGACGTTTGTTGGATCAGGGCATTAGGTTTAAGTATTAACGGTAAAATAGTCGACACAATGATAGCCTCGGCTTTGGTTGATGAAAATCAAATGCGTTATGACTTAAACAATTGCAGTAAAAGATACACTGGAAAAGGAAAGAATGAAACAGAATTATATGAAGCTGCAAAGTCTTGGGGAGTTGACGCCAAGGCAGAAATGTATAAACTACCTGCCATTTATGTCGGCGCATATGCAGAAAAGGACGCCGAGATAACTTTAGAATTGTGGCAGGAACTTAAAAAAGAAATACTTCACCAGGATATACAATCTATTTTTGATTTAGAGACTGAACTTTTTCCTTGCCTAGTCGATATGCGTTTTTTAGGAGTTCGAACAGATACTGAATCCGCTCACAAATTAAAACAAGAATTAAGTAAAGAAGAAAAAGAATGCCTACAATTAGTAAAAAAAGAAACACAAGTAGATGTTCAAATATGGGCTGCACGTTCCATCGCGCAAGTTTTTGAAAAACTTCACCTACCTTTTGACCGCACTGAAAAAACAAATTCTCCTTCATTTACAAAAAACTTTCTTCAGAATCACCCCCACCCCCTAGTGAAACGAATAGCCCGGGCTCGTGAAATAAACAAGGCCCATACCACGTTCATTGATACCATAATCAAACATTCCCACAAGGGAAGAATTCATGCAGAAATTAACCAGTTACGGGGAGATAATGGAGGCACGGTAACAGGAAGATTTTCGTACTCAAACCCAAATTTACAGCAAATTCCAGCACGCGATAAGGATCTTGGACCACGGATCAGGTCATTATTTATGCCCGAGGAGGGCCATACATGGGGTGTATTTGACTATAATCAACAAGAGCCTAGGCTGGTAGTACATTATGCGGCTTTACAGAATCTCTACGGAGTGGACGAAGTATTGGACTTATATAAAGGGGGTAATGCAGATTTTCATACTATCGTCGCAGACATGGCAGAGATACCTAGATATCAGGCTAAGACCATAAATCTTGGCCTGTTCTACGGTATGGGAAAAAATAAATTACAGGCAGAATTAGGAGTCTCTAAAGAAAAAGCGGAAGAGCTATTCAAACAATATCATAATAAGGTTCCATTCGTAAAACAACTGATGAACAATGTTATGCAACGATCTCAGGAAAATGGTCAGATCAGAACTCTACTGGGTCGACTATGTCGCTTCCATCTATGGGAACCCAATCAGTTCGGGATTCACAAAGCATTACCACATAATACAGCACTCACGGAACACGGACCAGGGATCAGGCGCGCTTATACTTACAAAGCTTTAAATAAATTGATTCAAGGATCTGCTGCGGACATGACAAAGAAAGCAATGATAGAACTACATAAAGAAGGAATAATTCCTCATATACAGGTACATGATGAACTAGATATATCTGTTAAATCAGAAAAATATGCTAGTAAAATAATAGAAATAATGGAAGATGCAGTAACACTTGAAGTTCCAAATAAAATAGACTATGAAAACGGCCCTAATTGGGGTAAAATAAAATAAAAAACGGGAGAAACTATGGAAAAAGTAAAACAGTATGCTAAAAAAATATGGGAATTAGCTACAGCAAATAAAAAAGTTACTATTGGTGTGGTAATTGTTCTAATAATCTTATACGAACTAGCTACTAAATAATCAACATCGGAGAAAAAATGAGTAAATGCACTAAGTGCAATCATGATTGTCATTGCAGCGGAGATTTACATGCCGATGTCTATGGGACTTGTGCTTGCGAAAAATGCGAATGCAAATCTGAAATAAAAAAAAGTGAACACGTAGTAGATAGCACTAATGATTGTGAATGGTGTCAGTAGATGCCTAAACCTATAAAAAAATGGATTGTAAAACTAAGAATGCTTTATGCTGATATTAGAGGCCATCATGGAAGAAAATGGAATTACGAACCATCTGAATATTATATGGGAAGGAAAAGAAAAAAATGAATGATAAATTAATAACAGTGCTTTTGGCAATCTTAATTGCTCTTTCTGGATGGAGTCTCACAACTACTGTTGGACTTAAATCAGAGGTAGCAGTTCTTAAAGAAAAGGTATCAGGTATTGAAAATGAAGTACAGGACTTTAAAGCTTTTTCAAAGAAGAAGACTCGCAAGAAAAAGAATAAGAAAAACTGAAATGGTGGTACGGGCTTTGATAATTGGCCTGATATTGGTGCTGCTACTTTTAGTTGGATGTGAAAATATTAAGCAAACTATAGGTCTGTCTGGAAAACCCTTAAGTGAAAATGCTGAAGAAAATATTAAGATGAACTATAAGATTACGTTTGGCAAGATAAGACCAAAAGAAGACGATGACGATTAATAATTGAAAAATTATGGAAAAAACAATTACAGTTAATACTGATGATAATTCCCTTACTATTGAGCAAAGAGCACCAGATAAAACAGTTGAAGGAGTAGGTGTTTCAAGTGATGGTTTTAATATACACACTGGCCTAGGCTGGGGAGTAGATATTGCTATTGTTTTATTTGCACTTAGTATAATATATATTGGGAAAAAATATGTAGACCGATGGTTTACTATGGGAAAATTTAAGATTTTTAATGAAAAAGACTCGCAAAATAAAAAATAGTTTAAATATGGATAATGCAGAAGCTAATCTGCGAATCTCATATCATGAGCAAATTTGTGCCGAGCGTATGAAAACATTATTTAAACGAATTGATGAAATGGGAAGGGATCTAAAAGAAGTTAAAACATTTATGAATCGCGGTAAAGGAGCTGGGGCTCTTATATTTATTATACTTTCGATAATAGGTTCTGTCTTCTTTTTTATTAAATCATGATAGATGATTCTGAAGATAAACAAAGAGCTATAGATGCTAGTTTTGAAGATGAAGTATCTTCATCCCGTAGTGTTACTATACCTTTAAAAGAGTACGACGAATTAAAATCTGAACAACACTTCATTAAAGACAAAGCTTTAATAGATATTATTGACAATATTGAAAGACTAGTTAGAGCATTAAGAAAACATATTATAAGAAAATGAAAATATCAGATAACACAGCTATCAGTATGCCTATGCGTAATCTACTGTCCATTGTGGCAGCAGTTGGTTTAGGTGTTTGGTCTTATTTTGGAGTTGTAGAACGACTAAATAATTTAGAAACTAAAGGCACACTTTTAGAAAAAGATTTAGAAC